GTACGCTTTGAGGTTTGCACCCCATCGCTAACCTGCTCCCTATCCCATGTGGTATTTAACCAATGTAGATAACCGCCCACACCAGTTTCCTTTCGACGAGTCTCCTCATGGATTCTCATCTTAGGTTGGTCATTACTGACCAGCTGGTATTTAAAGGACGTATCTACACCACCCCAAAGAACTTTGGGCACCATACTCTTTAACCAGATCCAAATGTCCTCAACCATAGGGTCAAGGACACCCAAACCTGGAATCTCGGCCCAATGACGAAGCTTATTAGCAACGTCAATCAGGTCCGGGAGAGTTTGAATTGGTGCTTTCAAGTAGAAAGGAGTTATATCGTACCCATCCCAATAATGGCCGCCGCATGACTCACGAAATGGTCCAGAGCTAAACGACTTCTCGGTGTTAACCGTGAAGCCGAAATACTTTAGGACCCACGTGAGCTGTTCGACGACCGGAGTTGGACATATAATGTCATCTCCATAGATGGACACAATACCCTTAATGCCTTCAAAGTAGGTCGTGGCACGCGTGAGCACATAAAAGAGTAAAGACTCTAGCTCAAACGTATAACCATTACCCATCGACGAAAACATCTCGTTTACGTGTTCCTCACCACCGTCTAAGATGGTGACTGGACTCCTTACGGAGTCCAGGAGGGTGTGCCAACACACGGGTAGCATCTCTGCTACTAGGACTGTCGTGACAGAATCGCTAGGTCGCGAGACTGCCATCGATTGACCCAATCCGTGCCAACTTCCGGTTTATCGACTGGTCGTTGAGGTTTATGTTGACAGATCGTAGGCAACGTCTTATATAGTTGCCTATCCCCTTCTGAACGAACATATTGATATCGGGTTCTTTACAAGCAACCCGGTCAATATCCGTTTTCTTAGGGACCGTGAACAGCACGTTACCAGGGACTTCCTCAATTTCAAGGAAGTTGTTCCCTTCCCCCAACCAGCTTGGAATTTCCTCGACAATGACATCGTCGAATAGTTCCTTGCATCGGGGGGTGGCGTGTGCCTTTCCGAGGTACTTAAGAGCCGGATGGCTCTCAGTACGTTTCCGACTTGTCGATGCACCCCCCGAAAACGTCCCGATAAGGACGTCTAACGGAGGTGTCTCACCGATGATCTCTTTAACGAGATCGCGACAGAAGCCAATGAAACGAGCATACGTGAGACGAGGTAAAATATTGTATTCCTCGTCTGTTAATAAAATACGCATGTTCGTCTGCTCATTGGTCTCCTCAGCTTGCAGCCATTTCTTAATAGCTGCATCCCGCCTCACTGAGGCGGGTGCTGTGTCGGTAGAAACGAACTTAGAAGTAACTTCGCGCAGCAGGTGGTCCGTTTTCA